AGTTCATTAGGATGTGAATCGTTAATGGTTGATCCTTTTTATACATTTGAAAAATTCAGCGGAGTAATACGAGTTGATAGAGACTTCGCAGAAGATTCAATTGACTGGAAAGAAGTAGGTGCAATTATGGTTGAAACCTGTAGCTATAGTGACATCATGACACCTTTTACTGAAGAGTTCTGGAATAAGCTAACATACATTCAACAAAATTATAATGTATTAATTATTATAGATGACATTTTTATAGGTGGCGGCAAAACAGGACACTATTGTGGCTGGAAACATTTACCTATTGTTCCGGATATCTTTACAATGGGCAAAGCAATTACTGCCGGGTTCTTTCCGTTAAGTGCTACATTTTATAATTCAAAAGTTAAAAGCACATTACCCGACGACTTTAAATGGGAGCATGGATTTACATATAATTTTAGTATTCCTGGAGTTGTAAGTGCTTTAGAATATTTAGATATTGTACACAACCAAGAACATTACGAGCGTCAAGCTGAAATATGTAATCGTGCTAGAAAAACATTTCTTATTAATGGGTTTGATATTGTTAATACATTTGGAACTTACTTTTTAGTTGAAAAGGGTGACTTCATGAATCTATATATGATGCCTTTAAATGCTGATGACGAATACTTTGAAACATTAAGGCAAGAGTTATGCACATTGTAGAAAACTTTTTAAGTGCTGACGAATACAAACAGTTTACATCTTTAGTATCAAACTGTACTGAGAAAGAAGTAGGCGAAGCACACTACAATGATGATAACGCTATCCAAGGATTTGATAACTCCGCTTATATTATAACTACACCTGAATTCCAACAATGGTGGCTTGATATATTAAAATCAAAAAATTATATTAAAGATACAGTACTGCCAAGGGATATTGTAAGTTTATATATTTTAGAAACAAAACCACCTTACCATGCAAATTGGCATCGTGATAGTTTGCCTGAAGAAGAACTGGATTTAGGTAGTATTATATTATACTTTGGAGAGAATCTTAATGTACACGATGGTGGATTATTTCTAACAAAAGAGAATGAAAATGATATACACGGCCAATGGGTTTTACCAACAGATAATGTCTGTACTATAAATCCAAAGGACGTTATGCACCTAGTTACAAAATATGAGAATAAAGATATAGTAAGGAAGATAGTTATAATGTTCCTAAGACAAAGAGACTTCACATGATTTATACAGAATTTGATCCGTTACAAGAAGTAATTGTAGGTGACAGTTATTCACCAGGAGATATAGATCATCTATTGCCTAAAAGAAGTCTTATAGGCTTTAATAAAATACTAGAAGAAACAAAAGAAGATTTAGAAAATTTAAGCACACAACTAAAGAACTTAGGTGTGAAAGTGCATAGACCAAAAGTATATAAATTTGATAAGTCTATAGCTATGCCTAGATTTGATATACCACTACCAATGAGTCCTTTAGTACCAAGAGACGCTTATATTGTTAGAGGCAAAACAGTTATTCAAACATATACAAGTTTAACTGATAGATACTTTGACAGTCATTCTTATTATCATATTTTTAAAGAACTATTTGATCAAGGGTATAACTGGCTCAGTCAGCCTTCACCTATGTTAAAAAATTTAAACCAAACAGAGCAATGGTTTTTTGATAAGAACATTTATGTAAGAGAACTTAACGATAAAGTCCTTTGGCATACAGCAACGATGTTTCAAGCCGGCGATGCTGTAATTGTAAACAATAAAGGTCCAGGTACACAAGCCGGATTAGAGTGGATGAAACGTAACCTACCAGATACTAGATTTATAAACGATGAAAATAATATATTTGAAAACTTTGGACATATTGATCATGGCTTTATTTTAATAGATGACGAAACTGTTATCCATGCTGGAATAGAGTGGGTACCTGATGCATTAAAAACAAAAAAATTAATTGATATAAAAAAATACTTGCCCGAACTTAAATTAGATAGGTTTAAACATGACTACATTGAATCAGGTGGTACATATGATGTAAAATGGGTACAAAAATATCTTGAAAGCTGGCAGGGTTATAATCAAGAAGTTTGTTTTGATCTTAATGTATTAATACTTGATAGTAAGAATATCTTATGGGGTCGTGAAATACCTGAACTATTTAAATATCTTAAAACACTAGGTATTGAAAGTTACGTAGCACCTGTACGACATTCGTTGTTTTGGGAAGGTGGTATACATTGTTCTACATTAGATATCAAACGCAACGGCAAGTCTAGAACAATTATCTAATAATCCATTATTTCTTTTAAGTATTTAGAATCCCAATAACTGTAATATTTTGTTGTCTTGAGCTTTGCTCTTGCTTCTTCTAGTTCTTTCTTATTCTGAACAAGAATACAAGGATAAAAATTGTTATTAGTTTGAACTCCGTTAATGTACGTTTTATGTTCAGGATGGTCAGGTAAAAATATCATATCTGTATGTACGTCTTTTAACTGTTGACAAATATTCGTAAGTACATCAAAAGAACTAGTTTTTGATAATTCTATATGTACTTGTACTGGTACATTGGTAACTACTTGAAAGTTTTCATACTTAAACATTTCATGTTCTATAACTTTAGGATTAGGTCTAGCAAAAGGACATAGGCTTTGTCCGCCAAGTTCATCTCGCGGAGCCATAACGTGTTCAATCCATTTATTGATATTTTCAAACGCTAACAAGGTCGGTCTCCCTATCTAAAAATTTATACTTTACGTCAATAGGGTTAAATTGGTTAAAAAGTTCTAATACTATATCTACCTTAAAGTCTTGACAACTGTAAACGTCTAATTGTAGTTTATTAGGAGTTTCTTCAGTCCATAAATGCAAAGCAATATGTGATGTTTCGATTATACAAAATGCTGTAATACCTTTATTACCAATTTTTTCCGTATTCAAAGATATTGGACCATGTAAAATTTTCATACCAATAGCATCTACTAAATTACTAATCCAAGATGTTATAAAAGATTCTGTACAGTCAGATTTGGTAATTGTCGAAGATATTAATAGGTGTTTATGTTTATGGGTCAGCACGAAGTATTTATTAATAAAGTATTTGACAAAAGCCAAAAAAGAATGTACAGTATAAAGACGGACCCGTAGCTCAGTTGGATAGAGCGTTGGTTTGCGGAACCAAAGGCCAGGAGTTCGAATCTCTTCGGGTCCGCCATAACGTAGCACTATATAAGACTAGTAAGGAGTTATATGGATGATGCATTAGATCAAGAACACGCTGAAAATTTAAGTTACGAAAATGAAGTAACTTCAAGGCGAACTGTAACTATTCCGTTAACGGAATACGATACATTAAAACAAGAACAACACTATATTAAAGACAAAGCATTGATAGATATTATAGACAATATTGAACGATTAGTTAGAGCTTTAAGAAAACACATAATTAGAAAGGATGTAACATAATGTTAAAATGGATAACGATACCACTGATGGCTGTAATCATAGCCGGATGTTCTCAAATTCCAAAAGAACCAGCACTTGCTTTTGGTAAGAAATGCGAAGTTACCGAAAATGGTACTGTAGTATCAAGTTCTGTATGGATTTACAGTAAAGAAGATGGTTTAAAAGCTACTGAAGAAGCCTGTCCAAAAAAAGAATAAAAAGAGGTTGACAAATTGGTGCTAGGATGTTATACTATAAGTATAAAATTTAATAAAAGAGGCACAAAATGAGAACTCAACCACAGGCAATAATTGAAAAACTAGAGGCAGACAATTCACGTCTATCTAAAGAAGCAATCCTATTAGACGCAATGAACGAAGGACTAGATGAGTTCTTCGATGGAGTAAAAATGTGTTTAGATCCTCTATACACATTCGGCGTCAAAAAAGTCCCTACAAAAGATACAGTAATGTCAGCTCAAGGCTGTGACTGGAAAGTCTTTAAGGATTTAGCAGAAAGACTTAATAAACGAGAACTTACAGGTCATGCGGCACGTGATGCAATTGAACTTGTAATGAGTTCAGCAACCGCAGAACAATGGAATGGATTTTATCGTAGAATCCTAATTAAAGATTTACGTTGTGGTGTAAGTGAAAAAACTGTAAACAATGTTGCTAAGAAAAACGGTTTTGACAAATACGAAATTCCAAGATTTACTTGTCAGTTAGCACAAGACTCAGCTAAACACGAAAAGAAACTTACTGGCAGAAAGATGCTAGAAGTTAAATTGGATGGCGTAAGGGTTTTAACTATTGTCCGTACAGATGGTAATGTAGAACAATTTAGTAGAAACGGAAAACAGTTTATAAACTTCCAACACATTATTGATGAAATTCAAACTGTAGTTAAAAAGACTCCTCCACCATACGATTTAGTTTTGGACGGAGAAGTAATGAGCGATAACTTCCAAGATTTAATGAAGCAGGTTCATCGCAAAAGTAATGTTACGGCTAAAGATGCCATTTTACATCTTTTCGATTTTATTCCGTTAAAAGACTTTTTAGAAGGTGGTTGGAATAAACCACAAGAACAACGAACACTAATGTTAAAACATTGGTACGAAACAAATAAAGACGCCTTAGAGCACGTACAAGTGCTGGATCATGAGATAGTAGACCTAGAGACCCAGGCAGGACAAAAAACGTACACAGACGTAAACAAAGCGGCTGTAGACGGTGGATACGAAGGTATCATGATTAAAGATCTAGATGCACCGTATGAATGTAAACGTTCTGCGTATTGGTTGAAGCTAAAACCATTTATCGAAGTAACCTTAAAAGTAATTGCAGTTGAAGAAGGTACCGGACGTAATGAAGGACGTTTAGGTGCTGTTATTGTAGAAGGAGAAGACGATGGACACAATTATCACCTTAACTGTGGAAGCGGTTTCACTGACGCTGAACGTGATAGCTTCTGGGCTAGCCGTGATAAGCTCATTAATGTTTTAATTGAAATTAGAGCAGATGCCCGTACTAAATCACAAGATTCAGACACTTATAGTTTACGATTTCCAAGATTCAAATGCTTTAGAGGATTTGAATTGGGCGAAAAACTCTAAGAAAAAACTCACTTTTCCTTGCTTTTTATTTTCCTTGCTATATAATAGCTAGTGATGAAACTATTTTCAAAGGAGATAATGGGTGGCTCGACGACTTAATCTTAGAGGAACTCCACGAAAGAAAAAAAGAGTATCCCGTACAAGAGTTAAAGGGAACGAACCAGATCTCTCAAACGGTCTGAGCCTTTCTGCTGAAAAATTTAATCAAGCAAAAACTGCCGCCATGGATTTTTATCGTTACGACTATAAAAGTTCACATTACAAAACTTGGATCTTAGAATACTGCAAGTCAAAAAAGGAGTGGGCAGGTAAGGCTAAGGCTATAAGTAAAAATCCAGACTGGCGTTTCAACGGCACTACTGGTTCTTTATGTAGAATGTTAAATAGAGGTATGCCGGACATTCATCCAGGCGGACAGGCATATATAGATAGTATGCCGGGATTGATGGGGAAAAATAAAGCATCAACAGAATGGATACATAAACAATTAAATCAATTGTTCACTGACGGGGAAAAAGTGATAGAAGAAAAGAAAGCTGAAGATAAAGTAAAACTAGTAGGTGGTCCTAAGCCTACTATCCAAGAACGTATTCAACAGCAAACATATATGCAATTAGACGCAATTGATATATGGTTAGAAAGCTGGGTTGATAATCCACACAAATTTAATCCTAAAGGATTTAACTTTCGCAACCATTTTCTTGACGTTAAAACAACACAGGCTCATGCTAGAAGAATGATAGAATTTTATAAAGACGAAATAGCAGAGCTAAACGAATTGCTAAATCCTTTATCTAAAAAGCAACTAGCAACAATGACTGAGAAAGAGCAGGACTGGGCTGAACAACTTAAAGAGGCTTATTCATGTTATGATAAAAAAGGGCTACAACTTAAATTAGATGGATTTAACAATTTTATGGGTGCATTGGGCGTAGTTCTTGATACTGCTAAAGCTAATCGTAAAACACGCAAACGAGCACCACGTAGCAAAGAAAAGATGGTTTCTAAATTAAAATATGCACGTCAAGACGATAAATTCCAAATAGCTAGTATTAATCCTATCGATATTATAGGATGTGAAGAGTTGTGGGTGTTTAATGTTAAAACACGCAAGATGGGAAGATATATGGCTAGTAGCATTGATCCGATGCACTTAGAACGTGAAGGAACAGGATTAAGTGTTAAAGGCACAACTATTACAGGATTTGCTATAGATACGTCTATTCAAAAGACGCTTAGAAAGCCAGAAGAAAAACTTAAAGAATTCAAAGATTGTGGGAAGATTAAACTGCGTACATATCTAGATAATATTAATGCTGTAGACATTAAACTAAACGGTAGGATCAATACCGATACTATTATTCTTAAGGCTGTAAGATAAATACTAGTATGAGCACAAATGATATTAAAGATTCTGAACTTTTAGCAGTAAAAAATGGCCTTCAACAACTAGGCATGGCTATTGAAACGATTGCAAATAGAGAGTTGCCAGCACCTGAGATTGTTGATAGAAGTCTTAGTGGCAACAAAATCAGTGGTGGTAAAGTTACGGCCTTTTCAAGTATTGGTATCCGTGATGAAGCAACTAAACAAACTTTTGTTGTAAAAGACGAAGGTATCTATACTGATAATTTAATAGTTGCTAAAATCGTTGGTGATACTACTATAGAAAATGACCTTGATGTAGGTGGTACAATTACTGCTTCTAGACTAGAAGTAGATGAATTAAAAGCCGACGTTAGAAACGAACGTACTAGTCCATTAGAATTTGTATGTTCTGTAGATGACGGACCATACGGTAAAGGACTATTATGGACAGGATATGATCATACCAAACAATTAGTAATGAAAGGTAGTCCAGATCGTATGTGGACTAGTGAAGATTTTGATCTTCACACTGGTCATGAATACAAGATCGGAAATGTTAGTGTATTAAGTGCAAATGAATTAGGCCCGGATATAACAAAATCAAGTTTAACTGAAGTAGGCACATTACGTAATCTTAAAACTGAAGGCAGTCTTACAATAGATCAGTTCGTCTTTTACAATGGAGACGAAATGAGATTTGGTATCGGCACAGAATTAGGCAATGGACAATTAAGTGTTTCTAGTAATGAAGTAGAGTTTATTGTTGATCCTGAATACGATTCTGTCAATGTAGGAACATATACCACAAGTGACTTAAACCTAGTTACAGACAATCAAACACGGATTCACATTAAATCTAACAACAGAATGGTAGTTGGATCTGATAGTGATTCTGTCACAACAGTTAAAGGAAAATTAGGAATAGGGGTTAATAATCCTGACGTATGTTTCAGTACCTCCGGTCCGTTTAAATTTGAAAATAAAAAATTCGAAGTCGGAGTTGAAGCACCAAAGAATGGTATCTACGTTAAAGGTGATATAGTTTGGAATCAAGAACCTAAACCAACAGGATATGTTGGTTGGATCTGTATTAAGAACGGTACACCTGGGGATTGGAAACCATTTGGTGTTATAGAGAGGTAGCATCATGAAAATTAATTTATCGACCAAATTTTGGTCTTGGACTGGAAGAGTCCTTCCATTAACTGCATTATTATTAGTAATACTTTTAGTTACAATAGATGCTCAAGTAACACTTGACTATCTTTTAATAGCAATCGCAACAACATTTGGAACCATTGCATTCTTTTGGTGGTGGTGGGTTGTTGACGCAATTAGAAACCTTAATAAATTCTTTACTGATAGCTATGATAGATTTGGAGATATCCAAGGTCATCTTCGTGAAATTAAACAAGATGTGCATGAGGTTAAGTCCAGTCATGAATCTCAGCTAAAAGAACTTAGAAAAAAATCTAGAAAGTAATCCTATGAAAAAACTTTTGATGGTACTATTGTGCCTGTTTATATCCTCGCCAGTGTACGCTAATAACTGGAAAGACTATATTACTTCTCCTGAAAAAGATGTAGATCCTACTACAATGTTTTCAAGTAAACTTGATTTCTTTCAGCACATGGCATTTTGGAATGCCCAAGAACTTCCACATACTCTTACTACCTATATGGATCTTGATAAAAATGGAACTATCGACGAAGCATGGGGATTTACAATTAAAAGCGAATTTGCGTTACCTAATTGCGATGCTCGATCAGAGCCTGAAGAACAGAAAGGCACAATGACATTTTCAACGTGTCACGCTAACGAGGCAAAAGATCCGTATTTTTATATTGTAATTTCTAAAGGATGGGTATGCTATACTTGTCCACTTCTATATATAGCAAAAGACCAGATTAGGTCAGTTTAAGTTTTTGGATTATCTGATTTAACTTTGGCTATTCTTGCTTTCCAAGAATCTATGTCATGATAAATTTCGTCCAACTGGTCGCCTATACTTCCGTAGCTAGACACTCTAGAAACTTTCCAAGCATCTGCATCAATTTTAGCTTGTATTTTTGCACGTGAAGTATTTAGAGTAGCTTGTTCTTCGTCAGTTAACTCACTTACTACACCATTTACCATTTTCTTTTCATTTGCCATATCTTTTTCCTTATGCCATACCTAATAATTTAAACGTCCCAGAATCAAACGTGCCGGCAAATTTTTCTATTTTTAAATCAGTGAAAGTTGTAACATCACAAATTCCAGACCACAGAATTACTCCCTCACCGTCATCTCTTGAAACCCCTTGTCCGTTGGCAACCACATTGGTTGTTGTTAAATCAAAATCTAACCAGCCGCTCATTATTATCGGGTCAAACCATACAACATGAGAAGTTAAAATAAGGTATTCTCCGTCGCTAAACGTTGTACTGTTTGCCTGCCTATCATAGGATGTTGTGGTATTGTCAAACATTGCCATTACGTTTTGGGACCATGTATCATTGCTTGTGAACCCGTTATTACTTAACTTTAGGTAGGTAAATTGATGGTTACTATGAACAAGATCGCTTATTACTAATCGCACGGTGCTATAAGCAGAAAGATCTAAACTTCCAAATGTCACTGATGTCACTGATGAAGATACAGTTTGAGTTTGAATTGCTGTCCAACCGCCACCGCCGCCACCGCCAGGAATAGTAATTGTTTTTGTTGTACCTGTACCACTAGCAGTAACACCTGTACCAACAAAATTTAATTTTGTTGCCGCTGTTGGTAAAGAACTATTTTCCTCAGCTATAGTTAAGTCAGTGCCACTAATTTTAGTATCAACGTATGTTTTAACTGCAAGTTCTGTTGGAATTGACAAGTCACTAGCATCTGACATATCAGTATCTGTACTAATCTCGCTAACCGAAGCGCCTGATGCCAATTCAATTTCGCCTTCAATTTTTACGCCTTTAGTACCTTTAAATTTAAATTGTGGCTCTATTGAATCAGTTATATTATATTGTTGAATTCCACCTATACCGTCAGTGGCTGGATAATTTTTAGTATAACCAGCTACATACAATCTCTTTCCAGTATCAGCAAAAAATATTGATTGAACATAATCGCCCCAAGCTTCTGGCATACCTGTTTGTAGTCCATCTGAACCATTAGGATGATTAGAACCAGAAATCATTATAGAATCTGGAAATGGTGGGTTATAACCGTTAGATACAGTTTCAATTATATCAGCACCGAACGGTAACGAAGATTTAATATCATATTTAATCTGCATTTTATAACCATAAATTATACTATCATTAGATCCACCATGACTGAATAAACCAAACCATCTCCATCCATCGTCACTCACCCATATATCAATCAATGAGTCTTTCTCTAATCCTTGTGAATCATGCCATCTTTTTGTTGTGTAAATTTTAAAATCGTTATCTTCATCCCACCCTGGTCCGTTACCGTGCGACCCTGCACCGTTTGGTGTGTCGCGCCATGGAAATGATTTAATATCCCACGGTGTTGCCATTTCAAATTGTTTTACATACTGGGTAGATCCAGTATAAAGGAATCTACCATCGTTGCTTATTTTAAATTGTCCGCCATCTAGATAATACAATAATGAATACCCTGCTCCACCAACGCCACCGCCAGTACCTTCAGACCATTTGCCATTAAATGCACAAGTAGTAATATCCCACGGTGTTCCTAAATCATATTCAACAAGTTTAGTTGCTGAATGATAATGAGCACCAGTTCCTGGTGGGTTACTTCCTATACTATTACCAGTTAACATAAACATTTTAGTACCATCAGGTTTAAAATGTATTCCACCTATGTAGGCGTTACCAAAAGCACCACCAGAACCAAGTGAATTAATTTCCCCTGAAACATCAAAAGAGTTCCCAGCGGCTACTGTATTAGTAATCGTTGAAAGATCAAATGGTGTGCTTAAAGTAAATTGAACAATACGTGCATAATCAGGTAAAGCACCAGTCTCTTCATCTTGAGGAATATATATTTTAGTACCATCAGTACTCATAGCTATTGATTCTAACTTATACCCGTTTGGTTCAATAACATTACCTGTTAAACTTACATAGTGACTAAAAGTTGCATCTTGGAAATCATAAGGTGCAATCATCATTTTCGTAGTACCACCAACCCATATAGAACCTCCACCGTCAACATATAAATCTCTAATTTTCTTTTCAGCTGATCCTATGTCATACGTAGCATCGAGTGCCGGTATTATATGAGTCTTCATAGTACCATCTAAATTAATAGTACTATTAACACCATCAACTAGTAACGTTGAATCGTCTCCAAATACAGATCCTGTAAGACTGTCTAATAATTCTGAACCTGGTGTCCATCTTGAATTTCCTGCGTCCCACATAAGGACTTGTCCAGCTGTTGGTGCCGCAGTATGTACATCGGTATGCGAACTTAATAGACCAGTACCTGTTAGATAACTACCACCTGCATGATCGCCCCAACCATATGCTGTATCCCAGTCTGTGTTATTATAACCTGCTGGCGTATCATCATCTGCTTTCCATTTAAATGATGTTGTTCCGTGGTCATAATATAAAATTTTTCCATCGTCTCCAGCTACTACTCCAGCTACATCTGTATTATCAGTTAATCCGCCATAGCCTCCAGTAATTGTAATATCACCTTCTGCATTAGATGCCGTTGTAACACTTCCTGCTCCACTAAACCTAATTGATTCTCCACTATTAACTGTACGTATAGTTGAATCATCTGCGGCAATTCGTATTAGATCACTAATAACTGCACCACCAAAAGCTAACTCATTTGCTTCAATTGAAATCTTGTGTCCACCTAAGTAAAAACTATTTCCATCAAGATGTAAATCTCTAAATTTATGTGTTGAAGTTCCTAAATCATAAGTAGCATCTGTATCAGGAATTAAATGTGATGTTACAACACCACCAAGCATTACAGCATCACCATTAATAGTTGCACCAGTTGAATCAATAGTAAGTCGTTGAGTTCCGCCGCCAGTATAAAGTGCAACGGTATCTGTTAATGCTGATGTACCTGCATAGTCACCTATAATAATATTATTATTTCCTGTTGCTATAGCATCACCGGCCGTAAGCCCAATTAAAACATTATTAGATCCTGATGAAATTGTTTTACCAGCATCATAACCAATAGCAACATTATAATCGCCTTCAGATAAATTACTCTGACCTTGTAGTGCCTGATAACCAATGGATACATTTCCTTTTTGACTTGCAGAACCAGTACCTTTTGAATATTCTAAAGTTCTATAACCAATTGATACATTGTAGTCTGAATCATCTTGTAAACCACTTCCAGCAAAGTAACCAACAGCAACATTGCCTTGATGATCTTTTCCTGTACCTGCATAACCACCAATAAAAACTTCTCTATATGGTGTGTCTGATGGTGACCCGTTTATTCCTGCACCTTTTCCAATAGCTATACTAGTGGACCAATTACCAGATGCACCAGCATCTTTACCAATGACTATATTTTCTGCTCCAGTTGTTATTTCGTCGCCAGCATCTTTACCAATGATAACAGAGTCAACTGCACTTGTAATAATATTGCCTGCACCTATTCCTACTATCACATTATTGTTTGCGGCACTTAGAGTTCCAGTTGTAATATCTCCAATTTTTATACTATCTGTAAAATTAGGAGTATTAAATTTAACATCAACTAAATCATTTAATTTTTTCGCGCCAGCATATTCACCTGTAACAACACCACCTGATGTATAAGCAGTAAAGCCTGTACCGTCAACTGATGTAGCTAAAAACTCGTCAGTATACAATGCCATTGAGTTGCCAGTTAAAACATCAGCATAATATTCATTACCATTAAGCTGAGTCATTCCAATAACATCTACAATAGTAACTGGAGTTCCTTCTGTATAATCGTGGGCATTTGTTGTAGTAATAACTACTGGATCTGTAGCTGTAGCATTTGATATTGACTTACTAACACCACCCATTAATGCCGCAATTGTTAAGCTATTAGCACTATTTCGTACAATAGTCATGTTACCGCCGGCAATAAGTTGTACATCTTGATCGACGCTATTAACGTCAGTTAATCTAAGGGTAGTAGTTGCAACTGGAACTTCAAAGTTATAATTAACGTCTATTTTAAATGAATCTGTAGCAGTATCAGTTGGAGACCAAGATACTCCTGCACCACGGCTTATGCTGAGTGTATCGGTTACAGCGTCTGCTTCTATAGTATGTTCAAGTGTAACACCATCTGTGGAGTATAACTTGATAAACCTAAAAAAATCATAAAATGCAGTCATTCGGTTTTGTTCCTATCGTTATACATATTTATTAAATATTGTCATGCTTGTGATTGGCAACG